AGCAGCTAAGCTCCGCGAAGCAGCAGGTTTGAACAGCTCGATGGGCTTTAATAGCAATATGATAGGCGACGGTGATAACATAGGCGAGCCACTTTCAAGTTCTGAAACACCTCATGTATTCGAGGAAGGAGACTTCAGCCAGTATGCACCTGGCTATGAGCCACTTGCTACTACAACCGCTGAAGGACCTGGATTCATTGCTGAGGTTATGTTACCGGAAGACAATTTTGACGGGATTGTCGTACCTGGTGACTCTGCGGACATCGCGAAGGAAACTCTTACTCAGATGCTCCTGGCAAATGACGGAACCTTCATCGACTGGAAGCCGGTAAATGACATTCAGGCATTCAAGTCTGAAAATGCCGACAAGAACATTCTTGTTCTTAACTAATCACGTAGCACGCTAACGCACACCAACGGTTCATAAATCGTATGTAGTTTTACAGGTTTACTGTTACTCGTACAGAAATCGTTAGCGTATCACGTGCATATAACGTGATTTATACATCATAGAACTATAAATAAACACGGTAGTGTCGTTGTCGACACTACCGTGTTTCTTTTTGTCTGTTCAACACCACATTCGATACTTTGCGTACTCGTACTCTTTCTGCTTCATTTTCTTAAGGAATAACTTTAGTTCAGCAGTAGACAGTGCCACATTAGTATTACCAACACCTTTCTTGTCGATGAGGTTCTCGTCGTAGGACTGCAATCGGAATTCATTCCATACATTTCGACGTTCTATCACCACCGTGTGATAATACCCATACTTCTTATTGTACCTTTCATAGTGAACACGCCGAACGTCTTCATGCACCTTGCTAAATCCAATCTTAGCTAATCGGTCGTCAACGGTCATACTGTTCCATCAACTCCTTGTGTGAAATTCCACCCGCAAGACCGGGAGATTTGTCACTATCCTGTGGTGTGTAATGTGCATCAGGATAAGAAGGGTGCTTATACTCAATCATTGCGAAATTAGCTATATCTACCAGATAATCCAGATTGTGCGTCTTGTTATAAAGGTCCAGTCGCTCCTGGATACACCTTGCTGCTTGAGCAAGCTCAGGATAGGTATCAGACATCCAACCGTACTTATAGTGAGACAGTTCAATAGAGTTCTCCATCTTGGTAATGAACTCTTTTGACCAATCTCTGCTTAGAATTTCTTCTTTACTTTCCATCGATATCAACTCCTTCTTGTGATTCTGGTACAAACTTGTCACAGATATTCGGGTAAGATTTCTCGCCTATACCACACCAAGCTTCTCCTACGAAATATCGATAATGTGCACAATCACCACAACACCGGCTTTCAAGTCGTCCGGTGTGTTCTGATGTGTTTTCTACTTCCTGTTCCTTCTCGCCAGGATGAAATTCAGAATCAGGGTATGGTATGAATTCTTTGAACGAACCGTCTTCATAGAACGTGACTACTATCAATTGAGCACCTGAAACAGAGAAACCTCCTAGGTATATCAGGTCATCACACGGTGTTCCGTCATCTTTATCAGGTATCTCAAAGTCTACACCAACCTGAGTGAATAATTCCTTGAATTTTTCGAAATCACTCAGATTGCCACCTAATTCATTATTCACAGTTTCTTACCTCCTTTTAGCTTGCCTCGACCTTGTCATCTTGCCTTGCTATAGGCTTCCAATAGAATCCATAAGCAGACTTAGTCCCATTAAGGTGATACATAGCTTCTGATATCCTATGATAAATAGAATCTAATCTACCGGTAACGGGTAGGTTATCTTTAACCCAATTCGCTGCTTCCCACTGATTTGAGTAGGTTTCGAGTACGCTGTTGTCTGATTTCGAAATTCTTTGAATTTGATTTTTCGTACTAGACAGTGACATTTTCTTCTTAGAACTTTCAGTGTGTCGACGACCTCCAAATGGATTGTCAGCACCAAATCGTTTATTCCTATTCGCAGCTTCTCGAATTCGTTGACGATGCTCCTCAGTAAATTTTCGTCCTTTCTGTGCCGCTTTAATCTTAGCTGCTCGTTCAGGTGTATTCCAGCGGTAAGAACCAGCTGCAACTGACTTAGATATGCGGGATTTCGTCTCTTCGGTATGCTTATAGCCATGTACCCCTTGACCACCCAAGGTACAATTAAAACCGTGGTGATAAGAATCATATTGCTGGATATAATAACGCTCTCGCTCGTCTAATCTAGATTCTGGAATATCAGATTCAATCACCTGTAATTCGAATGCATCTGCTCCATACTTCTTCAGTGCAGAATTTAGATGACTTTTGGAGTATTGCATTTCTTTTAGGTGCTCTTCCCATCTGCATTGCAGAGTACGAACGGTTTGTCCTATATACCAGCGATTAGAGGCTTTATGGCAGATTCCGTAGATTAGTCCTAGACGTTCAGCTTTCGGATTCTTCATCATCTTCTTCATCTTCCTCCTCGATGTCAACTTCACTGCCGTACCAACATACTGACGTTTCGGGGTCTGATTTAAAAGGTACCGGAAGATGTGAAACTACCTTAACCATGTCTTCTTGAATATATCGAATAGCTTCTTTGTGATTCTCGATAGGACATTCGCAGATAACCTCATCGTGAATCATCAACAATAGATAACAATCAAGTTTCTTCAGTCGCTCGTCTTTATCAATTTCAATCATAGCGAGTTTGGTCATTGACGCTGCGCTTCCTTGGATTTTTGCGTTAAAACATTTACGACTCTGCTCGGCAATCTGATATGAATAATCCTTAACCTCAATACCTTGAGCAATCAGTCCCTGAATGTACTCGTTCTTATCCTTACGCCACTTCAGGCTCATCAAATCTCCTAGATACTTCTTTTTAGCTTCCTCTGACAGTTCGCTTGAATCTGAAGAACCATCCGGGTCGAATGGATCAAAGTCTGGATTACAACCGTCCTTATATCTGAACTCATAGGGGTCGTGCATCATAATTGACAGGTGTCTGCGTCTACCCCATAAATCTTGAACATACCCTAATCTATGTGCTTCTTCTGCAGCTGCTTCTTGTGCTTTTATCAAACCCGGAAAATTCTTAGCTACCTTATCATATATAAGTTGTGCTTCATCTACCGTACAGTTCAATTGCTCTGCAATAGAAGGAATTTGTCTGCCATATCCAATTCCTAATACGATACTTTTTGCACTACTCCTACGCTCTTTACCTTCTAAGTAAAGCTCACCGTTCTGTCGTTTTTCGCAGCATTCCTCGTAGGTTGTATTGTACGATACAGATGCTATAACTGAATATAAGTCAAGACCGTCTTGATACGCTTTTATCATTTTCGGGTCTTTTGCTATTACAGCCATAAGTCTAGGTTCCTGACCAGAATAGTCACATGAAATGAGGTATCTACCAGGGCGTGCGATATACATTGTACGAATCTCTCTGTTATGTGAAGGAATGTTCTGAAGATTGGGGTCGACCGCACTGGTTCGTCCAGTATCTGCACCTAACTGCTTAATACCGCCGTGAACAGTACCATCAGCATGAAGAAACTTATCCAAACCTTCGAGGTATGTAGAAAGCATCTTGGTAGCTTCTCTATATCGCAAGATTGCAGGTGCAATCGGATGATTGATTTCCTTAAGAGCGTGCTTATCTACCTTACCAGATTCTGGTCTCGGCAGACCCATGATGTCATATAGAAGAATCTTGAGCTGTCCGTCTGAACCGATTTTAACTGGCATATCGATAATCTTGCCTTTGGTTCTTCCGAAACGCATTCTCCACTGGTTAATTTTGGGAATATATGGTTCATATTCATGGACAACGTCAGCCTCAGCCTGTTCTTTCAGAGCACGATACTTTACAATGAGTTCAGCTCTCTTAGCTTCATCAACAAGAACACCCTTCTCACGCATTCGGAGAAGTACCGGAATAAGTGGTCTCTCGATTGTCTCCCATACATTGAGCAACCCTGCGTTTTCCGGTTTTCTGAGCTCACCGTACGCATAATCAACAAGTTCACTTGCCATCTCAGCGTCTCGAGCGCCGTATGCACTGGTGTACTTGAACGGGCATCTATTGAATGTGCCGGGTGGGAACAACTCACCAAATCGAGGTCCTCTGGTTGTATGAGAACAGAATTCAGCGTGCAAGTCTTTCAAGTTATTGTTTCTGTGTCGCTCTGTGTTCAGCAGACGCATCATCAGACTTGCATCATTCGAACAGATATCCCAGAGTTTTACTCCCATCGAATACCAAAGTTCATTCATATCGAATGGTGCATTGAAGTAATCGATTGTCATACCAGGAACGCCATTCAGACGATTGAGCTGCTGAGCACAGAACTCAACCGGCAGCTGGTTGGGGTCAACCTTGCCTGTAAATCGGGACAGATGTAACATCGGAACATAGATGGCTTTTCGTCCTGGTGCATATAATGAGAATCCGACAACTGGGTCTTTGAAGATATTCAGTCCCGTTGTTTCAGTATCAAGTCCGGTTCTCTTTTCTGAAATGATGGTGTCTACGTAATCAATTAGAACATCCTTATCAGTTACGCAGTCGTATTGACCTGCATATTTCTCTGACATAGCCT